CCGTATGTAGTACCGTCTGCCATATTACATAAATATACACAGACTATTTTTCATATAAAGTAGTATTTCCTTTTACTCCTCTTGGTTCGTAAGGACAATGACGGCACCCATTTACTGACCCACAACAATGACCTCTATCTTTATGATAGTCTTCAGTAAAGACTATCATTTTTCCTTCAATGTAATAATAGGAAGGGAGAAGTTTATTCTTCTCCCTTTCTTTGTTTTCTGTATTTTCCATAGGTTGTTATACTAATGTTACTTCACATGCCCCACCGGCACAAGCGACTTCACCACTCAAATCTGTATCGTCATCCATTTCAACAATGTTAGACAAATCAACATCATGGAGTGTTTCCATCAACTCGTCATATTTTTCTTTGGTACAATCTTCAAACGGTGCTTGAATATACGTACCTCCGTCATATGGTAGAACCGATAATCCATTATAATGGTCTCTATTTTCCCACATCCACTCACCAACTGCAGGCCATTCGTGTTCTCTAATAGACACAGTTGCTGATACATTATGAGAATTATTTCCTGTTCTGTGACCTGGTTTAATCCATTCCATATGAACCTTTTTAACTCTTTCAAGAAGTTGAATTGGTGATTCGTTTCTCAAAATAGAACCTTCTGGTGCTTTTTGTGGAATACCAATAACCGCAGTATCATGTGGTCTGAAATATTCATCTTCAACTAATTCAGGATGATTTTCGTTTAAGTAAGTGTATATCGCTTCATTCTTACCAACCCTTACTCTTCTAACATAATATTCATTATGCCAAGCATGAATCCCTGATGATGTGCCGAGAGTTAATGATGTTGTTCCCGCAGGTTTAACTGTAGTTGCTCTTGCCGCAGGATTGATATCAAGCAATTCGGCAACTCTTTTATTTTCTTCTTTTACTACTTTGGATGCCGCTTTCATATCCAATTTCAAGACTGCTCCTGAACCAATACCTGTCATGGAAATTCCAATCAAAGCATCTTTTTCAGTTGTTCTTTGCCATATTGGCCTTAGATAATGAAAGTTAGTATATCCTGCTTGTAAAGTTCCTAAGAAAGATGCTGCTCTAACTCTATCCTCATAATCTTCTTGAGATGCAACGTTTGATACATTAACCTCTGTAAGATTACAGAATTGAAACGGTCTCAATGCAATTTCACAACAAGGGTTAGTTCCCCAATCTTTGTCGTTAGTTAAGTAAATACCGGGTTCGCCAGCTCCACTTGCTTCAATTCTCTTCCAAAGGTCCATGAAGTAATCTTTTGTGATTTTGTGTCTAAGTAATACCGCCGAGTTGTTAGACCTACCTCTCTGTGGATTTGTTTCCCACCAAGCTCCTGACTTACAACCAATCATTTCATCATCTGTTGCAGAGAACAATGAGATAAGTGCGGCTCTTCTAATACCGCCAGCTAACACAGCATCTGCAATATGACACACTATGTCATGAACTTCAATTGGTTTTAACTTCTCACCATTTTCTTTTGAATCAAGAATACCCTCAAGTTTGATAAGACATTCTTTAAGTGGTTGAGGTCCAGGTGCTTTTCCACCTGATGTTACTAATCTTGCACCTTTAGCTCTAATATCACTAAAATCAAATTCAATATGAGAACCACCAAAGAAATATGATTTAACAATAGCCTTAACGGCGTCTGCCCATCCTTCAATAGAATCCGCGACCAACCATCTTCTTGACCTTTCCTTATTTGGTTTCATAATCTCAGGTAAAGCATCAACGTGATGTTTTTGGACAGAATATCCAACACCAGTTCCTCCTAACAATAAGAACATTATTTCAGAAAATACTCTCCAATCATCAATCGGTGCGAATGCACAGTTGTAAATTCTGTTAGGTGAAATCTCAATAGGTTTTCCAGCGAATTGCATTGACCTCATTGAAGGGAGAACTTGTTTTTTGTAAACATACATGTAATTCTCTCTAATCTCTTTTTCAAGTTGTGGATAATGTTTGATGTGCATTTCCATGTTTCTTGTGACCAACTCTTGCCACGTCTCTCTTCTCTTTAGCTCGGGAATATACTTTGCGTATTTCATATACACAGTAATATCCGACAAAATTCTGTTCGAAATTTCCATTTGTTTCTTTTTATACTGTTGTTTTTTTATTAAAAAATCGTCGATTTTAATTATAAATATAGGGTCGCCATATAAGCGACCCGTATTTTTCATTAAAAATAATAAATTTTTTTGACAAAAAGTAGATATTTAGTTTGTTTGTTTTTTTGTTTCTTCTTTTTGTTTTCTCTTCTCCAATAGTTCTCTCACCCTATCTCTATTCTTTTCTTCTTTTTGTTCTTCAAATCCTAAGAACGTAACAGAGCTTTCTGTATCTATTTCAAGAAGTTCATTGTTAAATTTACAATTTTCAAACACAACTCCGTCTTTTCCTAACCTTGACTTGGTAATCGCGATTGTTGCTAAGTTCATTTCTTTTTGTTGTAATGTTTTTGCAACCGTAATAATTACATGTCCCACTTGTGCCTTTTTAATAGAACCACCCATTTGGTCTGTGGTTACAACTTCGGATGAAATTGATGCCCTATTTCCTTGGGTTGCTGTCCATCCCGCAATATCCAATTCGTGACACATAGATTCAAAACCTCTCATCACAGAACCTTCTGCCTTCCATTCATCCTTAGATGTGCTTTCAGGTAAAACACAATCAATATAATCTAATAAAATCATATCAATTCTATTACCATCCGCTATCATTTTTCTAACCTGATTTTTAATCTGATTCATGGTCATTGTATCAGAAGCTAATTTTTTTAGAATTAACTTATTCTTCATTGTTTCCTGAATCTCAGTTATTTTAGCGATAACATCTTCTTTATGATTTGCCAATTTATCAGGTTCAATCCCTGTCCATATCGTAAAGTGTTTTCTTTGTACGATTTTTGGATTGTCCTCAAAAAATATTTGAAGAACATTATATCCCATGTTAAATGCAGTGTTTGCAATCTTGGTTAAGATTGTAGTTTTACCTACTCCTGTCGGTGCCAATATCACACCAATCTCCCCTTTAGCTAAACCACCCTTAAGAAGATTATCTATTCCGTGAATACCCATTGGTATTGGGTGTCTATAATCTTCATCTAACACAGTTTCAAGATTCTGAAATACATCTTCAGTACCTGTTTCAATTTGTCCAACTTGTAAAGCATCTCTAATTAACCCTTCAACTTTATCATAAGACTCAAAATCCCCTTCGTTGATAATTTTTTGTGCTCTCTCCATCGCCTTCTGAAGCTCTTGTTGTTTACAAAACTTCAAACCTCTTTCCTGAACAAAAACTGAACCTTCAAGAGGTGCGTTTTTAATTTGTTTCAATGTATCCAAAACAATTTTGGAAACGAGTTCTTGTGAGATTTCAGACTTTACGATTTGTTCGAGAGTATCAAAAGATGGAGATGATTCATATTTTTTGTGATATTCCTTAATCATCTGTGTGATAATCTTGAAATACTTGTTATCAAAATATGAACTTTCTAAAACGTCTATGATTGCCGCAGAAAAGGTCTTGTCGATTACTATTTGATTTATCAACTGAAGCTGAAAAGTGTTACCTAAATACTCAAAATTTTTCATCATAATTTTAGACCCCTCTATTAATTAAATACTTACTTACTCAAGTCGTACCCTAGATATTTGAAATATAATTTCTGTGTTGAAAAAATGTCAGTCAGTCCTTTCAACAAATCTTTAAGATATGGTCTTACATCCACAGTATAACGAACTTTTGGAGGGAACATTTTTCCGTCAAAAATTCTATGACAAATTGTCTGTTCTCCGAGTTTAATATACATGTTAAAATTTTCAGGTCCATCAGTGAATGATGTTTCCATTACATTTGAATCATGCATGATTGACTCCTTATTGTCTAACATGTAGATAACGGTTTTCATTTTCATATCATACTTCAATGTATCAGAAACGTCTTTCATAAACTCATACAAGTCTACAGAGTTTTTTGCTTTTGGGTTAAACCCTTTTACATTAAAGAATCTTTGAACCACGATGTTTTCGTTAAGTGTCAAAAGGAACTCTAGTTTCGTAATGTCTTGCTCTTTCATAATTTAATTTTTATTTGTGTTTCTTTTTTCTTTTCTTGTCAGTTTCATAAATGGTCTAAGGAAATCCACCCAAGCTTCGTCATTCTTCGGAAGAAACTTGAACATCCCATCTTTAACCATCATTCTCATTAGATTTTTATATCCTCTGTCAGTGGGGTCAATAATGTCAGTATGTATTTGTTCTACAAGTTCTTTACCCTCTTCGGTAATAAGTGGATTATTTAAATCAACAATCAACTTATTTGTATTATAAAATTCCTCACCAAACATACCACTTTTTGTTTTACCAGTCAAAATATTAGACAAACTTTTAATTGGTTTATTTTGCGGGATATTTCGTGCATTGTCTAATATTTCTTGGATTGTGCAGGATTTTTCCTGCAATTCAGGGAAGTATTTAACTAATGTTTTTTCACCCAATCCTTCAATACCATCTATATTATCTGACTTGTCGCCAGTGAATACTTTACAAATGAGAACATTTTGATGTGGTATTTCAACTTTGTTGATGGTAATCTTATCTCCCATCTTATAGTATTGTTTATTGATTGGTGAGAATATAGTGACGGTTTCACTTATCAATTGTGTTAAATCTTTGTCCGCTGAAAATATAATAATTTTCTCATCCTTAGCAATTTTACAATAATAAGCAATGAGGTCATCCGCCTCGTTATCATGCATTTCTACTTGTCTAACAAATACTTCTTCAAGGTATTCTTTAACACGAGACATTTGAGTTAAATATGAATCATACTTTTCGTCATTCATATCACTAAGTCTTCTGTTCTCCTTATACTGTGGATATATTTTTTTTCTTGCAGAGGAATTAGAATCCCCGTCCCAAAACACAACCACCTTGTCGTGATTGTGCTCCTCCAAAAATCGTCTCAAAGTATTAATGAAGTGATACACTCCACCAACATGTGAACCGTCGTTAAACAGGTCCTTAGCCCCGTGAAACCCTATTTTAAATAAATTGTTTCCGTCAACCAAAAGTGTTTTACCCACTTTATAAAATTATACTCGTGATAAAAAATTGTTTCTAAATAAATGCTATTCTGTTATCTCATCATCACTTTCATCAAGCTTGATTTCACCATCACCACCAAGTATAGCATTCCAATATTGGGAATATTCTTTTTTATACTTTTCTATGGCTTCTTTTGTGTCTTCAATATAACCTTGTGGTACAGCAATTAATTTACCATCGCTATAACCTAAACCATTTACGTGATTTTTTAATATTGAAATTTTGGTCCTAATCGCATATCTCACAGTTCTTCCTCCTTTAGTTGCTGTGATGTGATTAATACCAGCACTTGCCTGATTACCAAAAAGGAATACTAATGAAGATGCTAACCATAACGCTTCCCCACCTTTCGCCTTAATTGTTGGTTGTCCAAATGGATTATCAGGAAGAGCTACCCAAGGCTGATTAACAACAACTAATGTGTTATAATATGCGTAATCTTCTTTTTTTGATTTAGAAATTCTTGAATGAACCCCCATACCAATTTTATCTGCAAGTGTTGCTGCGTTATGTTGCTTTCCACCCTTACCGTCAAAAGTCATCTTACATGGTACACTACCAACCGAATCCCAAAGGAATAAAATAGATTGTTTAATATCCCCCTTCTCTTGGGCATCAAGAACTTCATTCATAAAATCTGTAACTTGTTCAATATAATCAAAACTATCATTAAAGATAAAATCACCATCCCATTCACCGTCCTCGTTTTTATTTGCTTGCAAACCCAATTCAACCGCATGTTCCCAACTCCATTTCTTTTCGGTAATAATAAAGACAGGTAAATGTCCTTTCTTTTGAGCATCCGCAGCTGCCAATATCATTGCAGTTGTTTTAGAACTATTACTATGTCCTAAGAACATATTAATACCTCCCATAACAGGACCAAGTATTCCACAAGCATTTAAAAACGCTTCACCACAGTTATAATAACTCGTTTCTTTATATTTTGTTTTAGTTGAAAACTTATCTTTAAATCCTGAAGATGTGGTTCCCTCTTTTTTCTTAATTGCCATTTTCTATTTTTTTAAGTCTTGGAAGTTTATCAGATTTTTTATTAGAATACTCTGCACCGTTCTCTTCATAAAGAACACCAATCTCTTCTTCGTGAAAGGTTATTAGTTTTAGAAACTTCTCTCCTTTATCTTCTTGTTCAACCATTCCAAATAAAACAGTATCACCTATTTGTTTTGGTCTGCCAGACGCATACCCCTTATCTTTTAATTGGCTTAATATTTCATAAGATAACATTTTATTGTCTCTTAATTGCAATTCAATTTCTTCTTTAAATGTCATATGATAAAATTAAGGGTGGGGTTATCCCCCACCCGTTATACTAAAATGGTAAATTTTCGTCTGGTTCGTCTCCTGCCTGTGGGTCAACATAAGATGATTTTGCCGATTTTCCACCGATAGATGTTTCAGATTGAGTACTGTCACCATAAACATACCCACCTTTATCACTATCCCACTTTGGAGTTTCTCCTCTCGCAATTGCCTCAAGATAATCAACAGGTTTTTTGGAATAAACACCTAACCATGTTAGTTCGTCGTTAATCCAAGCTTTAGCCTGATTTTTATCTTCATGTACAGGACATGGGTCGTCATACATAATTGTTGATACTGTGGTGTATTCTTTACCCTTTGGTGTCTTGGATTTGCTTAACTCAATAATGAGGTCTCTTCCTTTTTCAGGGTCGGTAATGTCACCCTTGTTTCTCCAAATTGGAATGATTTTATCCAAGATACCATCATTCTTATAGTTGTGCTTAAATCTCCAAAACTTTGGTCCGTCCTCTTCATGGTCACGGTCAATAACTTTTACAATATAAAACTTACGAGATTTGTATTGTTTTGCAAGTTCTTTGTCTGACTCTTTACCTGTAGACATAAGTTCTTCATAAACTTCGTTAAGTGGTGAACGCTCGTTATCGTTCTTTCCTGGGTCATAAAACTTTTGCCATTGACCACCAACTTGGATTTCATGGTACCAAGCTTCCTTGAATGGTGAAGAACCGTCTGGTGTTGGAAGGATTCTGATTCTCCTTTGTCCTGTTTTTTCTTTATCACCCAAAATAAGGGCGAAATACTTTTTCATTCTTTCGTCTTGCGACATTCTGTTCTGGGCCCCGCCCGATGTTTGACTTTTTTCGTACTGTGCCAATACGGCGTCTAATGTATTCATGTGTTTAGATTTATATTACAAATATAATTAAAA